TAGCGTCATTGTCTGCAATCGATATAGTAGCCATAATTTACCTATCCTTCATTTGGTTTAGGTTGTCTATTCACATTACTGGTTATATAGCTTGTCAAAAAACGGGTCTGCCGCTGGGTGATTTCTAAAAGGTGTAAGGAATCCAAGGGTGTTTAGAGTTCCTTGGTCTGCGTTTCCTGACAAAACGTCATTCATTACACTTGTAAAATTGCTTACTGTGCTTGCCGCTGGGCCAGCAACGGCCGCTGCTTTTGCACCTAAAGGCATAGGATACTTTCTTTGGTTAGTAAGCATTGCTCTTGTTCCGTAATGATTGTCACTTAATTTCTCTACAACATTGTCTAAATCAAAGAACATGCCAGTAACTCCTGACCTTTCTACAGCGTTGATAAGCTTTTCATTAAAGCTCTCTTTTCTATCCATGCCGTACTGCGCTCTTTTAATTTCATTTACCATTGCTCCTAGACCAACCATTAGCAATGCACCTTGCCAGAAGGATGCGTCTTTTTCTTGCAATCCTGATGTTAAAACTCTAATTGTTGCCGACTGACCGTAGGATTTAAACTGAGTCAAAAGAGAACCAAACTCTGTAGATGTCCACAAAGCTCTGTCTCCTGCACCAGGCGTTACAATAATGCGGTCTACTTGTTGGCCTAATGCAACTCTAAAGGTAATTCTGGCGTCTACATTGTCCCAAAGCTCCGTGTTAGGCATCCACTCGCCATCTACTTGCTCACCGTTCTTTTTAATTAACTCCTGCATCTTTCCATGCATTTGCTCATCAATTCCGTTCTTTAGGAATTTGTTCTTATTAGACTTGGACAGTGTATTCCAAGGCTTCATAATATGCTCAGTCATTCTTAATGTTGTTACACCACCAGCAAACTCTTTCATTAGCTGGTTATACATATTCAACCCATTAAGAAGGAACATAACTCCTGTGCTTTGATTTAAGACCTGCTCTACAACAGTTCTGTTACCAAACAAATCACCTACGTTACTAAACGCACTAGCTCTCAAGCCAAGTAATGCATCAGCGGCAACGCCAGCTTGTAGCATCTCTCTACCCTTGAGACGTTTAAGTGCTTTTGAGTTATTTCTAAAGCCGTTCTTTAAGCCTTTTTCGTATGTTATTTTAAAGCCCTCTACCATAGCCGTTCTTGCTAAGTCAGGGATTGATGAAACAGTAGCACCTCCCATTCCAACAAGAACATTAAAAGACTTCATGCCTCTTACAAAACGACTAGACATAGCATGTGGGTCTTTAGACGCACCGTAAGTACCTCGAACTCTATCTCTTAGACCTCTTATGTCTTTAAGGTCTGATAGAAACTCTTTTTCCATCTTGGCTTTCTCAATGGGGTCAGCAGTTTCGTCTATTAATCTACGCCACTCAGTTGTTATCTCACCTATTTGATGAGCCATATCAACGCTACCAAAAGCTCTTTGGAACTCAATGTCAGTGCCCATTGTCTTGGTGTGGTGTCTTAGCAGAACCTCATAGTCGTTTTCTAAAAAGTCTTCTATAAGATGGTCTGGTATGTCAATTTCCCTAGATTTTGACGAACCTGCTGTCATAACCTCTTCGAGATTGTCTATACCCTCATCAACAGCCATGTAGGGCTTTGACCTTGTTACCGAATCAAACACATCGTCTACATACTTCTTTAACTGCATCACCAGAAAGGCCAAGCTCACTTCTTGCGTAGTTGCCAATAACTTTTCTAAACTTAGGAATGTTAGCCATAATCTTGTCAACACGGTAAAGCCTTGGTGCATATGACTTAGCGTTGTTTAAGAACACACCTTCAGCCCTAGTTCTCTCTAGCCTTTTCCTTAGAATATCAATTCTAGCTTGGGGCATACCAGAATCTATAGCGGCCTTTAACTGCTTTCTAATCTGTGTTTCAAACAACTTTGAAGTAACAGCTTCATCTGCAATAAAGTTAAACTGTTTTCTAGCGGCAGATGCTGTTTTATTTACCGCATCAGAAGCGGCATCAGCAACAGTGTCTACATCACCATTTCTTAATGCTTTGCCAACACGAATTTTAAACTCTATTTCCGTAAGGTAGCCAGATGCTCTTGATATTTTGTCTTTAACAGCAAGACCAAACATCTGGAAAGAACGACCAATATCTCCCTCTTTTGCAACAACACCCCTGTAAGCCAAATAAGCCTTATCGCCTTCTTGAAGTGCTTGAACAAGAGGTCCAATATACTTAGCAGTAAACTTTCTTTCAACAGACTGAGTTGTTGCAACTTCATCGTCTACTTTCTTTTGCATCATACCGCCTAAGTCAACAATCTCAGACACAATGCCACGAACCAATGGGTTCTTGCTTAGTAAGCCTCTAGTAACTGGATTCCACTTTACTTTCTCAAGTCCAATGCCTGTTTCTTTTAAAGCATCCTGTTCAATAGTATCGTAAGCTTGCTTTCTAAGTATCTCTGGATTAACAGAAGCACCTGCTGACCTATAAAAACCACCGTCACCGTAAAGCTCTTCAGCCTTCTTTTCTCTTGCCGCAGCTCTAGCAATCTGACTATTAGCCATTCTTGCACCAAGAAGACTATTTACAGAGCCACCAACAATAGTTGCAATAGCTGTAGCCTTTAAAGCGTCAACTGCATCTCTTGTTTCTCTTGCTTCAGATACAATGCCTTGCTCAACAGCAACTGTCCCACCTGTAAATGCAGCACCAGTGCCAAGTCTCTTTAAACGACTAGCTTGCTTCATATATTTTAAAGGAGCTACAGGAGTTAATGTAGAAGGACTAACTAAAGCCGCCCCAAGCTCAATGCCAAAAGAATCCGAAGATGACAATACATCCATATCGGCTCTTTCTTGATTAAGGTCTTCTAGTCTTCTTGCTGTTTCTACTGAGCTTCTGCTGTCAGAGAAACGCCACATGCTATCTTTGTTATTTTTTAACTGAGGGTCACTTGCAAAATCATACTCAGGGTCATCATCAACAGCATGCATCATGTCTGTAATAACATCCCTAGCCGCAAGAATAGGGTTGTACTGCCTAAAGGCGGCCTCCCATACCTGAATGCCTTCCATAAATAACATAGGAGCCGCTAATCCAAACTGGTCTCCTTTAATAAACTCAGAAACATGACCATTAAACTGCATGTCCTGTTCTACAAGTTCGTTAATTACGTCTGTTTTGCTTCTGCCTTTAGGAACGTCTCTCCAAAAGTAATCAACAGGCTCATTAGCCCTCTTAATACTTTTGATATAATAGCTATCTTCTGCCGATTCTATTTCTACTGGCTCAGTGGCAAAAGCAGGAACTTGCTGTGGAGAAAGCTCTTCTGCAAAAACACTCTGCTCAAAAGTGTCTATTTCTTCTGTTTGTATAAACGGTTCAGCAGTAGGCTCTGTACCTAAACCACCTTCTTCCCCAATTTCAGATGTGTCTATACGGTCAGCAACTATAGTCTGACCAGTAGCTATCTTGCTGTCAGTTATAGCCTTTTGAGCCATATCTATTGCTTCTTGATTAGTTACATCAGGAAGGTCTCTGAGAGGTTTCGGCACTCTTTCAGAAGTAGGCTCAGAACCTAAACCACCTTCTTCACCAGTAAAAGCCGCTTGAGCAATACCAGTTTCTTTTGCTTTTTGTAGTTCTATTTCAGATTTTTTTTTTGCCCCAAATTCATTTTGAGACATACCAGCTTCTACATAATCAGCTTCAATTTTTCTTCTTGAGCCGTAGTCATCTTGGAAATCTCTTAGATTTTTTATAGCACCGTCCCAATCATCAGACGTTACCTGTCTCCAAAAGTTAGGTGTTTTTGTAGCAAGGTTGCCATACTGAAACGCAACAGAAGCAACAACTGTAGCTTTGTTTTCTGGAAGCTCTGAAAATGGCGTTCCTGTCTTTTCTTCCCATCTCTTAGCCAAAATAGTAGATGCTTGCTCTTTAGCAAACGAATTAATAATACCTGACTGTCTGTCATCAATGACTAAGTTACCAGCACGTTCCTCTGCCTCTGCACCCTTATAGCCAAGATAAGGAGATAGCAGGTCAATAATATCTTGAGGAAGACCAGACAAGTCCTTTAAGGACCTTGCACCTAAATCAAATCCACTAGCAATCGTTATGCCTGACTTAGAGCCTTCTGGGTTTGGAACATAACCTTGTAGCCTGTTACCTTCACGTTCTTCAATAAACTTCCAGTTGATATTATTCATAATATTTTTCCAGTTCACTTGCAAATTCAGTGTCAGTAAAATCGCCACGAAGGAATGCTCTTAGTAACTTAACATCACCAACATCATATTTTTCATCTACTGATGAATCATAGAATGGATTAACAAAGTCATTAACAGCTTGCATTATT